GCTCGAGAGACGACATATTGTTTTTTTTTGTACTACACTTACTACTACAAACAAATTACTTTTTTAAATGCTGAGAGAAATAATCAAAGGTGGTGTTCAGAAAGTGAAGCGCGGAACACAGTGGGCCATCGGTCGCCGCCCAGAAGAGAAAAATTACGGTAAAAAAGTGTTAAACGCCGTTGTCGCGTCCCGTCGCCGCCATGGCGTCCTGTCGCAAAATGGCGTTAACCGTATCAGTCGTGTGGAGCTCGTGCGGTCCGGACTGACCGCCAATGTGATTACTCCACGAGTATACAATCTGCAGTTCCGTGCGAATAACTACGAAGTGGCGTCCCCGTTCTTTCCTGATTTCATTCGATACCGTATCACTCAGCTGCTGGATCGGCATCGCAACCACATCCACCACCGCAGCGACTGGGTCGATTTGGGGAGCGATAAGGTGGCGAGCATTGCTCGCATGCCGTCCAGGTATCTCAAGGTCAGAGTGTCACCCACCACCGGGCTGATTATACTCGAATCTCGCAGCCGTAACTCGATCGCGTATTCAGCGCGACCGATGGCTTTGAGTGGGGCGCGTGTCTACACATGGAACAAAGAAAAAGGTAACAAAACCGGTAAAACGTCTAACTCCAACCGAAACGCGTTCAACGAGACGAACGCCATCGTCCAGATGGCACTGGCGTCGGGACGTCGTCGTTAGATGGGAAAAAAAAAGACGCCCCTCCTTTCAAAGGAAAGGATGGCGAAGTCGACGACAACCGCGGTAAAAACGTGGCACGCGCAACAAGAACACATTCTCCGCAAGTATGGTGAGCAATCCAGCTGCTACCGATATATGCATTATAAAGCGTATCAGAAATTCAAGAAGTCGAGTCTGCGGTTCACCTTGCCAATCATCATCATCAGCACCGTGACCGGAACGGCCAATTTTGCTCAGGAGACCTTCCCAGAGAGTTGGAAGCACTATGTCCCGGTGTGCATCGGTGCGTTTAACCTCGTCGCCGCCATTATGACCACCATTCTCCAGTTTCTGAAAATCAACGAACTGATGGAGAGTCACCGAGTCAGCTCTATTCACTATGGCAAGCTGTCCAGATCCATTCGACTGCAACTGACTTTACCACCTAATCAGCGGGGACACCACGGCCTTGAGTTTGTCGAGTCATGTAACGTCGAGTATGACCGCCTCATCGAACAGTCGCCACCTATCCCAGGAGGCATCATAAAACAGTTTGAGAAGGAGTTCCCGCTCGTGGCTGACGGGGAGCCGGGTATAGCCCCTGGAATGTGTACTCGATTTATGAACTTCCTCGCGTGTAAAGACGCCATCAACGAAAGAGACGAAAATTTAAGAATCGAGCGACCCGAGATTATTAAATTGACACCGATAAAGCCATTTGGATTTCACGATGGGACAACCACCTCATCGGCTGCCCAGACGTCGACAATACCGCCAGTGTTGACGACGGTGAAGAACCGACACCGTCCGTCGATGATCCACACCCCTTCAATCACACCGCCACCGCCGCCACATATCAGCGAACTTAAAAAACTATTTGTGACCGCCGCCACACAGTCAGAGGCCAGCGAGGATGAGTTCCTTGACACGAACGAGATCGACGTGATTGTACATGACACACCGACGGTGACGGTGGACGTGGACGTCACAGAACTCAAAAAACAATTCGAGAACTAGACCCCAATCTTGTAGTCGATATCGATCTTATTACCGTATTGATTAGTATTGACTGGCAAAGCAAGGGGTATGTGAGGTGCATTGAGGTCCTTGATGTACCCGATATACTGGGACAGGTTGGTATTGATCTGACCAATGGCGGTATTCATAGTCCTGGTGTTGAGGAATTTTACCTGTCCACACACGTCGGCACCTGGTCCAATTTGGTTGGTCGAATTATTGATGAAAGTGGCTCGCATAATAACCAGGAGATCACTTGCATTCTGATAGTCGATCGCGATACCGGTGGTATTTTTTACCTTCTGGCGGATTCCCCGCTGAATGACCTGAACATTGAAGTCCGAAAAGAAGAGACTGTTCAGTGGGTTGGCACACTGCCGAAGCGATGTGAGCATTTCGGTCTGAACAATCGAACTCATTTATTTTATTTTATTAATATTAATTAAACAAAATAAAAAAATGGCACCGACAATGGCTGATTTTGACACCGTGTACAGCCAACCACCACTAGCGACCGCCCAGTGTGGACCCCGGGGTCCACCGTGTTCGCCACCCACCTGTTTCATTGGGTCGTACGCTCCAGTGACACCAGCCGGTGAAATGGGACCCTTTTGGGTCAACAGCTACTTCCTTCGTCCGGACCGTAGGAGTGAACTCTCTGCGGTACCACCTACGATCCGATCCGCCACTCTGTGTCCGAACCATATGTAAAGGTAGTTAAAATTTCAAGACGTTACTAGTAACAACAACAACAATAACATCATCAAAGATGAAGGTCGAGAAGCGTAATGGTTCGATGGTCGATATGAAGTTCGATAGCATTACCGCTCGTCTTGTCAAACTCACCAAAGGACTTTCTCCTGTTATCAGCGCTGACAAGATTTCACAGCAAGTATGCTCCTCCCTGTACGATGGAATATCAACACCTGCCATTGACACATTGACTGCAGAAATTGCGATTGGAATGATAACAGAAGATCCAGATTATGAGGTACTCGCCACCAGGATAGTCACCAGCAACCTCAACAAGATCGTACCCAAAACGTTCAGTGAGGCGATGAAGGCGCTCCACCGAGCGGGGGTCCTCAGTGACTCCGTGTGGAAGGTGGTCACCGAGAACCGCGCGGTCCTCAACGCAATGATCGTCAAGGATAGGTTTCTCACCGGTGGGTATTTTGGACTGAAGACCTTGGAAAAGGGCTACCTGATGAAGGTCGGTGACCGCCTGGTGGAGTGCCCCCAGTACCTGTTCCTCAGGGTGTCCCTCGGCATTCACGGCGGCGGTGACCTCGACAGTGTCAAGGAGACCTACGATATGATGTCCCTCGGTAAGTTCATTCACGCGACTCCGACATTGTTCAACTCCGCAACGCCCAGACCTCAGATGAGCAGCTGTTTTCTGATCGCGATGAAGGACGACAGCATCGACGGCATCTATGACACCCTCAAAGAAACTGCTCAGATCAGCAAGTGGGCCGGTGGTATCGGACTGCACATCCACAACGTCCGAGCAAGCAAGTCGCGGATCAGAGGGACTAACGGATACAGCGACGGCATTGTCCCGATGCTCAAGGTGTTCAACTCGACCGCCAGGTACGTCAACCAGTCCGGTCGCCGCAAAGGGTCGATGGCCATCTACCTCGAGCCGTGGCACGCCGACGTGATGGACTTTTTGGAACTCAGGCTCAACCAAGGGGACGAGGAGTACCGAACCCGTGACCTGTTCACCGCCCTGTGGATTCCCGATCTATTTATGGAACGTGTTCAGTCTGGTGGTACCTGGTCACTCTTCTGCCCGGATCGGGCACCTGGGCTGGCTGACGTGTACGGTTCAGAGTTCAATGACCTGTACGCCAAGTATGAACAGACAGAGGGACTCGCCAATCAAGTTGTCCCGGCTCTCGCCGTCTGGAAAGCGATGATCCGGTCGCAGTCTGAAACGGGGACGCCCTATATGCTCTACAAGGACGCCTGCAACCGTAAATCCAACCAGAAAAACTTGGGCACCATCAAGTCGTCCAACCTGTGCACCGAAATCGTCGAGTACACCGACAAGGATGAGACGGCAGTGTGCAATTTGGGATCACTGGCTCTGCCTCAGTACACCAGCGGCACAACGGGTGTCTTTGACTACGAGGCGCTCCACGATGCGGTGCGAATCCTCACGCGCAACCTGAACAAGGTCATCGACGTGACGTACTACCCGGTCGAGGAGGCGCGGCGGTCCAACACGAGGCATCGCCCCATCGGTATCGGTGTTCAAGGTTTGGCGGATGTGTTTATGATGTGCGGCCTGCCGTTCGATTCACCCAAAGCCAAAGAGATGAACATCGCCATATTCGAGACCATCTACCACGCGGCGGTCCTTGAGAGTCTGGCGTTGGTAATGGCGGAGGGTGGTGTCCCGTACGAAACCTTCGAAGGATCACCGACAAGCGAAGGAAAACTCCAATTCGATCTGTGGGACAAGCCCACATTCAGTGGACTGTACACTGACTGGACAAGAATCAAGAAACGCGTCAAGAAGCACGGGTTGCGCAACAGCCTGTTGGTTGCGCCGATGCCGACGGCGAGCACGTCCCAGATTTTGGGCAACAACGAGGCGATTGAGCCGTACACGACCAACATCTACCTCCGCCGAACTCTGGCGGGTGAGTTTGTGGTTGTGAACAAGCATCTGATCCGCGAGTTGCAGACCCGCGGACTCTGGTGCAAAGAAATCAAGGACCAGATGGTCCGCGACAGTGGATCGGTCCAGAACATTGCCGGAATTCCGGCCGAAGTAAAGGAAGTGTTCCGAACCGTGTGGGAGATTCCACAAAAGAGTTTGATCGATATGGCTCGGGATCGTGGCTGTTTCATCGACCAGAGTCAGAGTCTGAACTTATTTATTGAGAACCCGACGGTGTCGAAGCTGTCGTCGATGCATATGTACTCCTGGAAGGTGGGTTTGAAGACGGGCATCTACTACCTCCGCAGCAAAGCCAAAGCCCGACCGATTCAGTTCTCGCTCGACCCTACTACGATGAATCAGGAGGAGGATGATGAGGTGTGCACAAGCTGCTCGGCCTGATATATTTTTGCGCGCGTGCGCACTTAAACAATAAAAAAATTAGAAAGAGTATTTTAAAAAACACAAAATGGACATTGACGTTAAGACAATCGCCGGTGGTATTTACGATGTAAATGTCATTGCGAATGACGAGTACATCGGTCCCAAGATCGCCGGTGGTAATGAGTGGGACGGATGGATGCGCCGCGACGTACGTATATGGCACAAGTCGGGTACAGACATTCTCGACGTTGGCGCAAACATCGGGTACAATACATTGATGTTTTCCGACTACGGGCCGGTGATTTCATTCGAACCGGTGTTTCATCAACTTGTGACCCTAAACGCAGAAAACAATCCACTTCGGTATCCGGTTCAGGTATGCCAGTGCGCCCTTTCGGATGAAAAGACGATGTCTACCATCCACATTCCATCGCGTGGGTGTCAATCGAACACGCATATAAACTACGGGGGGACAAGTTTCCATCACGATGACGACGATTTTAAAGGTGGTGTGGCTATAGATGTCAATTGTGAACGACTCGATGACATTTACACGGGTGTCCCCTCATTTATAAAGATAGATGTCGAAGGGCACGAACTTCAAGTTTTGAAGGGCGCGACTGAAACGATCAAAAAACACAAACCCGCCATTATGATTGAAATTCATAAATTTTCAGAGGATAATGAAATTCATAAGTACCTGACGAATTCACTCGGGTACGATAAAACCCCGACGCATCGTCCCGAACAAATGTTCTTGTATACTTAAACACGTTGTGCGTATGTAGTATAATTAACTGAACGAACGATGACAAATTTCACTGAGTTTGATCCCTCGACCGACGTTCAGTATGGCGAGTACAGCAATAAGTTCATCAGTCCCGCGGACGGCATCGACCCAATGCAGGTTCAGATCCCTCGACTATATATGCCCTTTGGTCTCTCCGGGTTCGAGCCAGATTTTGGTGCCAAAAAATGGAACATCGACTTTGCACTGAAAGGGTGGGATCAGGAAGATAGCCCGGTCAAAGAGTTCTACCACTGGATCAAGCGGGTCGAGGACGCGGTTTTGGCGCACGTGAGCAGCCTAAGCAAGGACATTTTCAACGGGCAGTCCAAGACCGTCGACGAACTGCGTGGGATGTTCAATTCGAATCTGAAGGAGTCCGACGGGCGGTACGAGCCCAAATTTCGCGTCAAGGTGGAGACCTACCCTGACGGGAATATCAAAGCGCCGATATTCGATGAGAATGACGTACCCGCGGCTGGACCGGGACGGCAAGTCAGTGACAAGATGTACGCCCGCGAGTCAGCAATTGCCATCGTCGAACTAGGCAGTGTGTATTTTATGAACAAGAAGTTGGGGATGGTCTGGAAATTGTCGCAGATGAAGCACTACGCGCCCCAACGTCTCAAAGGATTTCATTTTCAGATTGAGGAGGAGTGACGATGCTGGTCGGTGAAGAATAGTAGTGGTAGCCATCAGCTGGGGTAAGCGGTATCATCCATTTTTCCCCATAGTGTTCTTGAATATATTTCAGGGTCGGATCTGGGACATTGACATACATACCTTTAAAACGCACCCTTTTCAAATTAAAGTCCGACACCCGGTATTTAATTTGTTCTGTGAACAAAGGCGTCTTGTAACTCGTCCAGTATACGTGTTTCTTGTTATTGTGGATTTCGTTGTAGTGCACAAAAATGTCCACTTTGGCAGCCTTGCCGATTTTAGTTCCTGGTAAACGAAAAGAGTACTCCACCCCGGTCGACAGTGTCCCCAGTGTCCGGTACAGTTCAAACCCTTCATTCTCCATTTCGGTGAGGACATCTTCGGTGAAGTCGGACTGCATAATTCCGATATCGATGTCGTAATCGTGTTTGATGAAATCCTGCTCCCTGAAAAACCCCAAGCACGTCCCTGACGATAAGAAACACGGAACATCTATACGTTCCATCGCAGTGTTAATTTTGCGGATCATATGGGTGTAGACCTGCCGTTTTTTCGCCTGAAAAATCCATACTTTGATAAAGTTTCGGAAAATAATCACGGTTGTCACAATAATAGCGACAATAATAATAATAGGGACTGTGTTGTTCATCGGTTTTGTAATTAACTATAAGGTAAATGAATTTATTTTTGACATATTTTGTTGGAAAAGATTTAACAACACAAGCTACATATAATTCGATCAATTGGTGGGTGGGTTGGGATTTGTTTGGAGATACGTCACGTTATATTTGTCAACAAGCCTCTTTAACTGGTTGGGTTCATCCACGCGATCGTGTCTCGTTGCAAATTTTATATTATCAAACCTATGTGCTTTAGAACTTTTCATATTGAATCCGAGGATTGTTATTGACTTCACGAGATGTTGTTTAGTTAACATCCACGTTAAAAACCGAAATCCGGTGGTTGGGTTTTCGATATCGATCGTATCTAGAATATGATTAGTTCTGAATGGTTCATCGCATTTATGCCCAAAAACAAATCTGTACTCTGTTTTTAATTTATCTATGTCCTGTCGTGTGTATTTACGAGCTATTGCTCTACCGTAAACATATACATCGGTTGAAGAACGTGGATAATATTTAATAGCATCATTGAATCGTACAACGACTGAATTGTTTGTTATGTTCAATTGACTGTACAACGTATCAAATTCAGGTGAATTTCCGCATATGACAATATCTTTTCCACGTATAAAAGCATCAAACGTCATCGAGGTCCGCCATACAAGCGCCCGCCATACAACAAGCGGAAATAGAAGAACGAGAATAAACACGTAACAGTTACACCAATTCGGTTTCTTCATCTTTACTTATTATATATAAGTAAATTATAAATTTGTTGATGAACAGCCTCAATTGATTGATTTCCATCCACGATGTATTTCCTGTCACACTTCACATTGTTTGTGATCATTTGATGGTACTTCTCGTGAAGACATTGGAGGTAGTCCAAACTCACGGCCTTGTCACCTTCTTGTCCTTTGCGATCCTGAATGTGTTCGTAGCACCGCTCTGGCGACTTGTCAATGTAAATGTATACGTCCGGCTCCCACCCTTGGAGGTCGTGCTGAGTACAGTACGCCAAGTCCTCTTCGGGTGTTTTGTCCATCAGCTCCCAAAACACGTACCGCGACGAGAGTGGACTGCGTTCGTAGATGACGGGGTTCGGGCTGTCGACCGTTTTCAGTGTCTGTAAGATGATGATTTGGAACAAAAATCCCCATCTTGTAGGATCACTGTAGTACAGGTCCAGTGGCCATTTTTCAATTGGCTCCTTTTGTACGGTGTACCCGCGTCGATCCGCGAGAAGGTCCAACTGGGTCGTCTTGCCCGACCCGATGTTCCCGTCAATCACGATCTTCATTTCATTTTATTTAGTAAACGGTGCATTTCTTTTAGTAAATATTCGCCATCGTCAAAAGGGGCTTGTTGCACGATTGGCACTGGTTCACACCATTGGGGTTCGTCCCGACCGGACCGACGGTCTGGAGGTCCTCGATCTGTTGGATGACCGCCGGACCCTGCTTCTGAAGCAGCTGACGGTACTGGTAGTTGTCTTGATACTTGATCCCATTCTTCTGCATAATGTAGTCATTCAGAAGTTGGTTCGAGGTTTCGATGGTGAAGCACCGACCGTCAGCCATTCCGAGACGTTGAGACATTGTTTTATTCGTTTGTTTTTAAAGGTACTATTTTATTTTTGTGTGCTTAAGAAAACTTGATGGGTGGATTGGTCCGCGTGAAAATCCACGGCCGGTATTTCTTTTCTGAGAGAACCTTGACCCATTCGTCAAACTTGTACCCCAACACAATGTCGAACGCTTCCGGAGTGTCAACTTTGCGGACCTTGATCTTACTGGCGTTGCTGGTGATGTGCTGGTTGATGATATTGTAGGCAAAAGCAATCTCTTTCAAGGTCTCCGCTCCGGTGATGATGATCTTACCAGTCCTGAAGATGCTCACCGTCACTTTTTTCATATCCTCGGCCGGCTTGAATTTGATCTTGACCGCCGAGTATCGGTCCGGATCGAAACTCACGTCGAAGATGGACGAGTCGGCGAACCACTCGTAGGTCGCGTTGAGATTGATGTGGTAGTTGAGTGAGAAGTTGGTGTTTATCATCACGACCCGGTAGTTTGTGTGTGGAATGGTTTTCCCCAAGAACTCCTTGAAAATAAAGGACAGCTGCTTGATAATGATGCGACAATTCAACAAGTCCGAACACCCCGCCACCTGGATGCTCCCGTTCGGGAAGATCTTTATCGACTTGTTGCTGTACTGGTCCTGGTACGCGAGGATTATCGCGTTGTAGAACTTCGACGGCTTGATCTTCCACTCGAACCCGGCCGTGTCCGACGCCACGCCTTTCATCTTTATTTTCAGCGACCCAAGCTTCTCAAAACAGAATCGCAACTTGGGAATGTCCAGCAGCATCGCAAATTTTGAGACCATCGTGATGGTCGTGATCTTAATCCGCGACGGGCGGTGTTCTTCTGGCATATTGTTGCGAAAGTCGTCGACTGACAGGATGTAGTTGAACATCGTGTCAGCAACGGTGTCGCGCATCTTTATTTACTTACTCTCAGTACGCGTGGTGTTTTTATGTGACTTTAGGGACTGGGAGGTGTCAGTACGAAGGTTGACGATGGTACACATATTTTTTTTTCACAGCACCGGGAATATGATATCCCTCATAAATTTATCTAGCTCGGAATCGTCCGGTAACCAATCAACTATCCACGTTAACAGTTGCATATTTTTCGTTTATATACACGTGCAGAGAATACGATTACAATACCCATTGGATTTTTTTTAAGTAGCCAATAGAATAGGAAGGAAATATGACGAGTCATTGGGGTCCGTCTATGTGGGAAAAAATCCACGCCACAGCAGACCAATACCCTGATCACCCAACACTTTCAGATAAAGAAACAATCTCCAACTACTTCAATACTCTCACTATACCGTGTGAGACGTGTCAGAACAACTATTCAAAAAAAATGTTGCAGAAACCTATTGAGTTCTGCATTGACTCAAGAAAAGACCTCCAGCAGTGGGCGGTTGACATCCACAATATTGTAAACCTAGATACTGGCAAAGATTATGTACCATTCGACAAAGCCATTCGTCATCGACAAGTAGTTGAAAAAACGATGAAGAATAAGAATATATTGATAATCACGGTAGTAGTAATTTTATTATATTACTTTATTTACAAATATTAATATCAACAAGTCTAATTGGGATTCACGACAATGTAAATCGACCGGTATGTGTGACACCATGGTCATTTATTCACTTTATGTGGGGTGTCGCGTTCACTCAATCATTAGGACTGTCAAAATCCACCGGACTTTTAATACACACCGTATACGAAATAATCAATAATCATAATGTGAAAAAAGGGAGCGAAAAACTAAATGTGCGAACTATCAACACGACCATAAATTCACTATTTGATACTTTATTTTTTATGATTGGTCAGAACTTGACAATGACAGTGCCGTCATCATTTTTTGTGGCTTTTATAAGTTGGGGACTATTCGAAATTATTAGTGGTGACCAGATTGGCTGATTGGCGCGCCAATTTGTCTACCATTTCATTATAGTGGTCACCGTTGTGTGCCTTCACCCACTCCCACGTAACGTTCCGGCCCTGAACTAGGTTGTACAGTTTGACCCAAAGGTTCTTGTTCCTGACGGGCTTCCCATCCGCCTTTCTCCAGTCCTTTTTAATCCAATTGTGCACCCATTTGGTGATGCCGTCCTTAACATATTTGCTATCCGTCACGATGATCACCGCTGGTCCATCCTCAATCTTCTCAAATGCACCAATAACAGCTGTGAGTTCCATAATGTTATTGGTGGTGTAATGGTCTGATCCGCATACCTTGAAACCGTCACCGTCATCCCGAGCTTCGATGGCCGCCCATCCACCTGGCCCGGGGTTTCCCAAACAGCTACCGTCAGTGTAAATGACGACAGACATTTTACTCAATATACCGATGTTCTTCTTAATACTTATTTAATTTGAGTGATGCAAATACACTAGTTCCAATAATAAGAGCAATAATGACGGAACTAGATATAGGAACCTGATTATGATGAACCATCATATGCATAAACTGGCCTTTTAATGATAACGAACCTGCACCAGAAGGTGGTTTAATTTCAGACTGTGATGCGAGTGGTGTAAAAATATAAGGTAAAATTAAATTTAAAGCAATTGCGACTAATACCGCGGTCCCAATAATTTTAAGAGTTTTTTTATTTTTATTATTCATTGTTTGTTGGTTGGTTTGATATAAATTAAGTAAATAAATTTGTTTATATCAAAAACTTAACACGCTCCCAAAAGGGTTCGAACCTCTGACTTACAGGTTAACAGCCTGTCACTCTACCAAACTGAGTTATAGGAGCAAAAAAAAATTGTTTTTTGTTTTTGTTTGCGAGAAAAAAATAGACGACACGGCGGCATCATTTAATTGGAGAACGCGAGACCGCCCATACCCGACTGGATGCGCAGCACGTTGTAGTTCACCGCGAACATATTGAGGGTGCTGTGAGCCTCCGGGGTGCCGGCCTTGGTCGTGATCGACACCTGGGCGTTGTCAATGCGCGAGAAGTTGCACGTGCCCGTCGGCTGGTGCTCCTCGGGCTTGAGGGCGAACGAGTACGAGTAGATGCCCGGGTACGGGTTACCGCTGTGGTGCTGGAACGGCTGGACCTGGTTGAAGTACTTGCCGTCCTGCTCCTTGAAGCGGTCCTGCCCGTTGAGGATGAGCTTGAAGCTGTCCACGACACCGACCGACGCCGACGGCCCCAGCACGCCGTCCTCCGTCCAGGTATTTGAGGAGACGTTTGAAGCGGAGATATTAAGGTTACCGGAAAGCAGCTGCGGCACACCCGAAGCTGTGCCCAGGCTGCTGAGAGTGATGTTGTTACTCACGCCGTACGGTGCGTTGAACGGATTGGACTCGAGAACGACGGCGTTGGACGCGGCGGCGTTGGAGGTGAAGTTCCACATACCCGCGTTGGCGCTGGACGCCTCCGACACGCACCACACCAGCTCCTTGACGGGGTGGTTGTAGGACAGACGGATCTGCTTGGACGTCGCAGTGGCGCCGACGGCCAGCGCGTCCGTGCCCGTGTGCTGCACCTGCTCGATGAGGTACTCGTGACCCTTCTGGGCGAAGCGGCGGCGCTCCTCGGTGTCCAGGTACACGTAGTTGCCCCAGACCTTGAAGCCG